ATGAGCCGACTAAATCCTCTCGTTTTCCCACTGCCAACGGGAATTAAAAACACCTACTCAGGTATTCCTGAAAATACTTGGTTATTCGATGCTTCTAAGTTGGGATTGGCAGGAGATTATCTAGTTTTGTGGATACCTCCTAGTGATTACAAAGCTGATCTGCCTACTGTGGAAGTGGTTTCTGGCTACAGTTCTACCTTTGTCAACCCCGATGGTGACACCTATCAAATCCAAGCCACAATTAGAGAGAGCAAAGAATCAGCCGAACAAATATTAAAAGAACTAATTAGGCGTTCTTATTCAGGGGATACTGTTACCCCAATCACGCTTTATGATTATCATCGTGCGGCTATTGGCAGTCAATATACAACCCGTCAGGGGATAATGTGGATAGAACAGCCTACGGGTTCTTTTCGTGGCTCTAATCAGAATTTAAGCCAAGGCTTTAATGTTGTTTTTAAGGAGATTTAATCATGTGGATTAAAACTAAAGTTCATGGGGAAACGAGCGAATTGGTTAATACAAATAGCTTTGAACGGATTACAATCTTGAGTGGTAATTGTCATGATATTCTTGGGGCATTGAATGGAAGATTTGACGTTTTAATCTATAGAGCAAATCATCCTACACAAGAGGATTCAGAAAAGAAAATGGCTAAAATCGAAAGGTGTTTTAGAGATGGGCGCGGTTTTTGTGATCTAGATGGGGAGGCATAGTCATGGAAGAACCAGTAAAATATAATACTGACGGGAAGGTGCTACCAAAAAAAACCTATGAGAAACTAGCAGAAATTACCGAGCTAGACATCCAATCAGCAACAAAAAAATCATCTGATGTTCTCAAGGATTATATACAGGCAAAGCCTACCAAATAGTTTGAGATTCTTGGCTTGCTTTCCCTTGTGCCAAAGGATAGATGTCCCAATTCAAATACCTTAAAGTATCGGCTAAGTGCGAACGCATTAAGTCGGTTTTTTTGTCGATTTCTGCTTTTCCTTCTATCCACTTAAGAGATTCTAAATCAGCTATCAACTCATCACAAGTGTCCGATAGGAATAGCCTGTTGTGGTAGAAAGTAGCGTTAAGAGCGTTAATAGAGTCTTGCACGGATGGATTCGAGAGCTTGTAGCAAGTTTCCCAAGTAAATTTTAAAAGGCTAAATTCTTCTTTAATTATTCCCCAGTTAGTATTTTTACTGTTAGCTGTTTTTTGGTTTCCCGAAGCGTCGCCATGAATATAAATTTTGCTAGGCTTGAGTGGCTTTAAATATTTTCCTGTTTCTTTGGCAAGCTCAAAGGTGTCTGAGTTAAGTAAAAAGAACTCTCTGATTATTATGATTTCCCCTGCTATTAATTGAGCAACTATGGCAGTGGCGGGGGAGTGGTTAAAGTCAAAACTAATATGAATAGGAAATCTTTTGTCATAGGTGGCTATTGATTCAGGGATTAGATGGGTTTTCCTGTCAAAATATTTAAAGATTAGCCCTTCTGTGATCATGCTATATTCCGACAAGATTTCAAGCTTGAATAGCTCAGGAGTTAAGGTGGCTTTCATCCTGTCGATATAATCAGAATCGGCGTGTAGATTTTCTAGGCTAGTCCCTGCTATTGATAAAAATTTAGCTTTTTGGTCATCTGTTCTTTTTGGGTCGTCAAAGATTTTATAGCAGTAATTGTAAGGCTGATTCTTATTAATCGAACTGGTTATGAGGAGCATCCCACTACTTTCCCCCTTACCCCTTCCAATCCGTCCCATAATCGTATCAAAAGCGCCCTTAACAGAGTAAGCATACTCATCAGCCCATACCCATCTTACCTGTAATCCTCTACCTACCTCTTTGGAGTTTTTGGTTTTTCCTGTGAAAGAATCCGCAGAAAGGACGTAGTGGAAGGTTTGCTTTTTGCCGATATAACAATGACGATTGGCGGCGATCGCCTTGGCTGTTGCTTCGGAACTTCCACGATTTGGTTCTAGTGGGATACCGAACATTTCGCAATAATCAGCCAGTGCCACTAGGGTAGAGGTTTCCAGTTGTCCGTAACTATTGGCGGTTATCAATCCCCTGCCTTGGGGGTCAATCTCAGAGCGATAAACTACCGACCAAGCCCCTAAAAAGCTCTTACCCGCATTAATCCCCCCCTTGTACCACAGAGACAATTTCCCGTTAGGATTTTTTAAGAGTTCTACCATCGCGGCTTGTGCCCCTGGGTGTGGTTCAAACATCGGAAAAGATTCTTGAACCTCTTGTAACTCAAGCCCCACACTCCAATCAATTGATTCGTGAATTGTGGATAATCCTAGTTGTTCTATATACCTACTCACGAAAAACTCAGCATATTAAATATCTCTATACTACAATTTAGGTACAACTATTATGATTAAATTATGGATTTTTCGCTGCCAACTTGCCCAATTGAAAAATTAGAAGGGGAAACTAGCACGGCTTACACCGCACTATGGGTATTTTTGGAAATGGGACCGATTAGAACGGTTCAGCTTGTGGCGGATCATCTTCAATCTTTAAGAGCAAACAGGAAATTATCGGAGCGAAAAGATAATGATACGCGCACTAGGAACGGAAGGCTAGAGCGATATGCAACTGATCACCGTTGGCACGAAAGAGCCGATCTTTATGATGAATGGCTGCGGCGGTGTCAACTTAACGCAAAACTAGCCGGGCAAAAAGAAACCTTTGAAGCATTGGTTAGACCGTTTCGTGAGGGCTATGAGCTAAAAGTTGAAGTAGAAAAAAGACTGTTAAAACAGATTCAACTTAACGCTATTAGCCCAGAGGAAAGGGAATCCGTAGGGCTTGCTGACCCATTCCTAAGCGTTAGGGATGTGTCGGAGTTGTCGGGAGCATTCCAACGGGTAACGATGGCAGGAAGATCAATAATTGAAGACGCGCTTAAATTTCATGGGCTTGATGAGATTGCCAAAAGGATAGGAGCAGAAACGGCTAAAAACGATAAGCATTAAAAAGCCCCTTGCGGGGCTATCGTGAAATTTTAGGCTAGGTGGGAATATTGCGCGATAACGTCAATCCAGCTATCCTTAGTATTCCCGATTAACTGGCTATTGTCCGAGTGAGTTACTATTCTTAGGTGGCTTGCCAGCGCCACTAATTCTTTGATGGTAAGCTTTTTTAGGCTGTTTCTAGTCTTTTGTACTAACTCTAGTGGCACGGATTCTAATCCGTAGGTTATGATTGTAGAAGCAATTTGTTTAACGGTGTCTAGTCCTTTTAATTTGGTAGTCATTGCTTTGTTCTCTGGTTCGGTATTGGTTGCAGTTTCCTCGTTGACAGTGGTTTGGACTTCTTCGTTGACAGTGGTTTGGGCTTCTTCGATCATTGCAATGATCTCATCTTTTTTGGCTCGTTTAGGTACGGTCAATCCAAATCTTTCCTGCGCGATATGGCTTAAAACAGGTACGGTATAGATTCGGAGATGTTGCCATGAATAATTTGGGTGAGATAAGTAGATGTCTGGGATGAAGTTGCGTTTGCTGGCCATTGTTTTGTCCTCGTGTTTGTTTGTTTTCTATACTCTTAATATCTCATGCCTACTCTTAATTGTCATCAGTAAATATACTGAAGTTTTGAGAGTGCTAGGATAGAACAAATACACTAGGAGCAATTATGCTTTAGAGATTAGAGGAAGCTATCAATGGTAGGAGAACCGTACACCTATAACGCTGTGATTACTCGCGTTGTTGATGGGGACACCGTAGTGGTTGATGTCGACGCTGGTTTTGATATCTGGCTACGGGGTCAGACTCTTAGATTAAATCGGGTTAATGCTCCTGAAATGAAAACCCCAGAAGGCAGGGCATTATTTGATCGGCTTCAAGTTTTAACTGGTCAGAAAATAATTATTAAGACTATTAAAAACCATCGGGTAAAAAAAGAAACCCAAAAGGACAGCTTTGGGCGATATCTTTCTGAGGTAGAAATTAATGAAATGGGAAACTTATCAGATTATCTTTTGACTAATAACCTAGCAGTTCCCTATAGCTAGTCGGAAGCGTTTTCTGGTTCGGATTTTGGCACATCAACGTAGACCATTTCATAGCCTAGTTTTTTTAGATGCCCTCGCAAGGCTTCGTTCTCTTCTTTTAAACCGGTGTTTTCATCAATAATCTTTAGCGCCGACTTATTAGACTCCCTTAGATCAGCATTGTCCTCAATTACTTTTAGTGTTTCTTTTTTTTGTTTGATTAAATTAGTTTTGGCATCAATGTACGCATTTTCTAAATCCGATACTTTTTGCCTCCAACTATTACTCAATTCCTGTGCTGCTAGATAAGTATTCTGATCGTATATGGCTCTAGCCTTTTGAAATGATGGCATGGCTGATATTTTCTGAATAGTTTTTAATAGTTCATCTTCTAGATCAACTTCAAATTCTTGTAAGGTTTCCATGAATTGAATTACTTCGGCGCACTTTCTTAGATTGGGGCTACTAAATCCACTAGGACTAGGGCTAATATCGGGAGCGTCGTCGCTGTTAAAGTCTGTCAGCATTTACATTTAATCCCCTCAAAAATTGCTAGATTAGATTTTATTGTAGCAATAGGAATATAGATATGCAATTAGAGCAGCTTTACAAATACTTGTGCCAATCTCCCTGCGATATCAACGAGCATCTTCCCACGCTGCGGGATCTAGCCTCACAGGTGGACACAGTAACGGAATTTGGTACACGCCACGGAGTTAGCACCGTGGCATTATTAGCAGGACAGCCCAAAAAGCTAACTTGCTACGATATAGATCCTAAGTGGAATGATTGGAACGAAATCTTAAAACTTCGGGGGAAAACTGAGTTATCATTCAACGTTCAAAATACCCTAAAAGTTAAAATAGAGCCTACAGATTTTTTGTTTATTGACACTCTTCACACCTACGATCAACTGATCGAGGAATTGCGATTACACTCATCCAAGGTGTCTAAATACATCGCTCTACATGATACTGTTACTTTTGCTCACGTAGGGGAAGATACAACCAAAGCAGGACTATGGGATGCAGTTTCTGAGTTTATTTTTGATGAAACTTTTCAGATTAAATATCACTATCAAAACAATAACGGATTAACAGTTTTAGAGCGGATAAATTGACAAGAAAAACCCCCTTTCGGGGGCTTTTATGCTCAATTCAAAAAACTATAGGCTAACTTTATTCTATTACAGCATATCGCACCGAAGCGCGATCAGTACCAGAAACGTTAGCTCTAAAGGTAATAGTTTGGTCGGGAGTTGATGGGGAGATGGAGAAAGTTCCGTTTCTCGTCATCTTAGGAATATTTACAGCAATTCCTTTAACGCGAGTTCCCACAATAATTCCGTTGAATTGCAGATTGTCGATTACTTGAGCAGAAGCTCCGTAGCCAACAGTAGGAACTCCTGAGTAGGTTTTTCTTACCATATACTTCACGGCTCTACCAACAGCAGCAGAGCTAAAAACTAAGGTTCCTGCCGTTAGTTGAACGTCGTCAAACAAACTCGGAACCGTTGTCTTTACCTCTAAGGGGACAATATTACTTTGGTTGTCGTCAACAAAAGTAACTTGAACATTGGCAACGGTTGCACCAGTTAGGTCGCTGTCAGTAATTGTAAAGGGAGTGGCAGGAACAGTCCCAGTTTTTACAATAGGTAAAATAAGAGAATCTGTTACCTGAGCAAACTCACCAATCAACCATTGTAGGGTGATCCAGTCGATCGACTGGACTCCCATGTCAACAGTCGTCTCTGTTGCGGATATGTAGGTATCGACGTTTGCCAAAACGCCATCTACATATCCCTGAGCTACAGTTTCAGTCCCTGCCGTGTTAATCGCAAAAGAGCTTAATAGGGGGAACAAGCCCGCTAATTGCCCTTGAGGAGTATTGGTGTCAGGCGAGATAAAACCGTAGTTTTTCATTCCTTTGAAAGCCATGATTTTCCTCCTAGTTTGGACTTAGTAAAACAGCATAATCAAGACCGCCAG